CGGATGATCCAGCACAACATAAACAATCACATGTGTTGGAATTAACATCGGGTCCGTATAAAGGTTGTATAGTAGCCTTACCAAACAATCGTGTACGTGTAACTAATCCTGCGCTATGGGCAGTTGGAGAAGGACCACCAGACTTTGTACCGTCACAGTGGGAACACTCCGCCGAACAACACGATAGTTATATGGACTGGGAAACAACATTTGATAACCTATATGAATGGGGAAAGGATAAGAAAAAATGAAATTAACAGATCTTAGTGGAGATGGAAAAGTAACTCAAAAAGACAAACTTATTGGTGCCGGTGTTTTGGACAAAGACGGTAATAAAGTTAAGAAAAAGTTTTTTAATGGTGGTAAAGTACATGCATCATTTGGAACTGATTTCGACGATAGATAATTATGGCAACTTCAGGTACAACAACATTCAATCTCGATATAGCTGATGTAATTGACGAAGCTATGGCCATGTTAGGTGGTGAACAATCACTAGGGTTTGAACCACTAGAAGCACGACGTACACTCAATCTTCTCCTTATCGATTGGATGAACCGTGGTATATTACTATGGAAACAAAACTTAGCCACATTGGATATAACAAGTGGCACGGCTGAATATACATTACCAACCTCCCTTATAGATATAACCGAACTTGTCCATAGAACAGTTAGTGGTTCAACAACCACAGACTTAGCTTTAGAACGTATTACTATGGAAGCTTATCAAAGAATTACAAACAAGACACAAACGGGTAGACCAACACAATATGCTGTTAATCGATTAAGAGATGCAGCTGAATTATATTTGTGGCCTACCCCTGATGCTACAACGTCAAGTGGCACACCAATATTGTCATACTTTAGCTTTAACAAAGTTGAAGATGTAACAAAGTCCGACCAAGATCCTGATGTTCCATTTAGATTCTTACCATGTCTAGCTACTGGCTTAGCTTATAAAATGTCTATCAAAAGACCAGGCATTACATCAGAAAGAGCTAGTATGTTAAAACAAATGTACGAAGAAGAATTAACATCAGCAATGTATGCAGATAAAGAAAGAGCTAGTCTTTTGATTAAGCCATCGTTTAGGTTATAATGGCAAAAGGTAAGTATGCATACTTTATCTGCGATCGATCAGGGTTTAGATTTAAATACTCTGAGAGAGTCAAAGAGCCGACGGGGTTGGTTGTTGGAGCTTCGGAAACGGATGGTCGATATAATATATTGGATCACCCGCAGAACAAAACTCCAAGAATTAATGACGATGAAAACTTGAGGGATGCACGTCCAGATACTGTACTAGCTACAACTGGTGATGCTGGATGGAGTCCTGATGATTCAACATTTACAAAGAGAGGTAACTAAAAATGGCCATTACACAAGCTGTATGTAATTCCTTTAAATCGGAAGTTTTACAAGAAGGGCATCAGATTAAAACTGATACCTTAAAGATAGCTTTATTCACAAGTGCGGCTTCTTTGTCTGCGGGTACGACTGCGTACTCAACGTCCAATGAAGTTGTATCAAGTGGTGGGTATGCTCCTGGTGGAGGCACACTAACTGGTGTGACTATTTCACTCGGTGGTACATCTGCTTCTGGTGGAACAGCAATTATTGATTTTGCTGATATATCTTTTACAAGTACAACATTCTCAGCTAGAGGAGCATTAATATATAATTCATCTAATAGTAATAAAGCTATTGCTGTTTTAGACTTTGGGTCTGATAAAGTATCAACTAACGGTACTTTTACTATTTCATTCCCAGCTGCTGCTGCCGCCACTGCTATTATCACACTTTCATAGTCGAGGTTAATCGTCTATGTCTGTGGTTACTAGTGGATACAGTAGAAATACTTGGAACTCAGGTGCATGGAACCGAAGTGTTGTAGACCGATCGGTTACGGTAACAGGAGTTTCACTATCTACTACTCTTCGTTCTATCGAAGTAACTATTCCGGGCACGGCTTTTGTAACTAACGTAGGAATAAGTTTATCTCTTCGTAGTGTAGCTACAGCAGCTAATGCGAGTGTATCTGTTACCAGAGCAAATATAGGATTTAGTTTACGATCAGCAACCGTTGAAGTTGTTAAAACAAGTAATGTAACAGGAGTATCTTTAACGACTACTTTACGTAGTGTTTCGCAAAAAATAAGCACACGAGTTCCTATAACAGGAAATGATATTTCTTTTGTTTCTCGCACGGCTCAAACATTTGCAGGACCATTTATATCAGCATCGGGTAATTCGATAACATTTGCTACAGGAAATGAAAATGTTGGAGCTGGAGCTAATCCAGTTATATACGGTGAAGGTAAAACATTTAGAGTAACTGTTGTAAATGTAGGAGGAGCTAACAAATATTTTATAGATGGTAAACAACAGTATGGTTTAAATCTTGTTAAAGGTCGAACACTTTATACCTTTGACCAATCTGATAGCACGAATGATGGTCATCCATTACGATTTTATTTAGATGAAGGTAGAAGCACACTTTTTTCAACTAATGTTTATACAGTAGGAACTCCGGGTAATCCTGGAGCTTATACACAAATATTTGTTGCGAACGATGGTCCGACTACATTATACTATCAGTGTAGTATACACGCAGGTATGGGAGGTAAAGCAAACTTCCAACCCGTGATTAGAACAAGAGTTATATCACCAAACATAAACGGTGATGGTAACTTGGTATTAACAGGAGTTAGTGCTAGATTTAGAACACACATAAGAGGAATATGGACACCGAAAGTTTTTGGTGGTACTTCTGAAATATGGAAGGCTAAGAAGATATGAGTATAACATTCAACCAATTAGTAAACAGAATTAAAACAACAAGTGAAGATACCAGCACAGAGTTCGTTGGTGACATTCCAGCTTTTATAGAAAGAGCTGAAGCACGATTAACAAGAGAAATAGATTCGTATGGTGTTGTTCAATATGCAACATCAAATATGGTTATTGGTGATCCGTTTATTACCAAACCTGTAAACACATTAATTATAAAAAATTTGAATATTATAAAGTCTGATGGTACACGTATAAATTTATTACAAAAGACTGACGAATATTTAAATGATTATTGGCCACAACGTACAAGTGTGGGGGTGCCTAGATATTATGCAAATTTTGGTTTTAATAATTTACTCATAGCTCCTACACCCGTGTCGGCTTATGATTGTGAAATGTCTTATATCGTTCAACCAACAGCAGCTACTTCAGTGCATCAACAGAATTTCTTTACTGAATATTGTTCTAATGCATTGTTTTATGCTAGTATGAAGGAAGCTTGTATGTTCATGAAGAACTACTCAGCAGCTCAAGTTTGGGAACAAGAGTATCAACGAGCCTTTACTGACTTATTGAATGAAGCTAGAAGAACAAGACAAGATGATATGAGAAACAATGCCTCACCAGCTGGAGGCGATAATACATTAGTAAAAGGAAGTAATTAATTATGCCCAGTACGTATACAACTAGACTCAGATTAGAGAAACAAGCTGATGGTGAAAATGCAAACACTTGGGGTGATCGTCTTAATCAACAAGTTATTGATATGGTTGACGAAGCCGTTGGTGGTGTAGTCGTTGTCAGTACAACCGGAGCCACAACATCATTAACTGCAAGTAACGGTGCAGCCGATCAGTCTCGAAATGCTGTATTAAGAATTGAAGGAACATTAGGATCTGACTCAACTATAGTAATTCCTAGTGTTGAAAAATTATATGTTGTTGACAACCAAACAACTGGTGGTGCCCATACAGTTAAAATAAAAACAGCCGCAACGACAACAAATGTTATTGCTCCTCGTGGTGGTTCAAAGTTTATTTATTGTGATGGTGTTAATGTTCACAACTCTGTTGACCCTGTAGGTGTCAGTGCATTATCTACAGAAGGTGGTGCGGTTGGTCCTATTACAGTGGGTGGTACGGTATCAGCTACAGCTGTAGATTCAACAAGAGTTATCACAACAAGTATTAGTAGTTCAATTACCGATACAACTAAACTATTTGCAACAACAGCCATATCAGTTAGTGCTGTTGACTCACTGGGTAAACAACTTAGAATTACAAAGTCAGCTGTTGCTGATATTGTTTCATTAACTGATGCATCAACGATCTCAGTAAACTTCAACAGTGGTCAAAACTTTGATGTTAGATTAGGTGGTAACAGAAATTTAGGTGCTCCTACGAATGTTCAGTCTGGACAAACTGGGAGTTTCTTTGTTCGTCAGGACGGTAGTGGATCAAGGACGTTATCATTTAATAGTGCTTACAAGTTTGTTGGGGGCACGGCTCCGACATTAACAACGACAGCTTCTGCCGTCGACCGTATTGACTACGTTGTGTTATCGAGTTCTAGTGTGCACATGGCAGCATCACTAGATGTTAAATAATACAAGAGGTATAAATGGTATTTCAAAATAATGTTCTTTCAGGTTCAGCTGGATCAGGTACAACCGTACACACAATAGACCAATCAATTAGATTTAATTCTGCTGATAGTGCATATATGCACAGAACACCATCTAGTTCAGGTAATAGAAAAACTTTTACAAGTAGTTTTTGGGTTAAGTTTGGAGATTTGACAAATTGTGCTCTTCCTTTCCCTAGTGTTTTGCAAAATGCTAATTATGGTGCATTCTTATCTAGTGGTATTATTCAATTTTTCATATACTATTCTGGTTCATGGCAAGGACAACTTTACACAAATAGGGTATTCCGTGACCCAGCAGCCTGGTATCATTTTGTTATAGTGGTTGACACAACAAATGCAACACCTACCGAAAGAGTTCGTATTTATGTAAATGGACAACGAGAAACAAGTTTTTCAACAGAAAACTATCCTAATTTAAATCAAGATACTGATTGGAATAATAGTGGTGAAAAAATGGGTATAGGTGTTAGTGCAAATGGTTTTAGTAGTAGTTTTGGTGAATACTATGCAGCAGAAATGGTGTTCATAGATGGCACAGCTTATGGTCCAGAAAATTTTGGAGAATATAATAGTTCTGGAATCTGGATCCCCAAAGATGTCAGTGGTTTATCATTTGGCACTAATGGCTTTCATATTGATGGTAGAGATAGTTCTGACCTTGGAGACGATGAGTCTGGACAGGGCAATGATTTTACAGTTGTGAATCTTGCAACAAATGACCAAAAAGCCGACTCACCTACAAATAATCAAATTACATTTAATCCATTAAACAATCAAAGAAGTGGTGGTACACCAAGTAATGGTAATTTAGATTATGTTGGTCCAGGTACAAGAACATTAATTAGTTTAACTGCTAATATACCATCAACTGGAAAATGGGCTGTAGCATTTAAAGTTGCACAAGTAAGTACTAGTCAAGGATGGCAAATCGGAATAGCACCTGCTAACCAATCTGATTTTGGTGATGCAGCAGGAAGTAATGAGGATTTAAAACTAATAAGAATGTTTCCGTCAGGTTCAGATTTAGAAATAGGAGATTATGTTAATTCAGCTTCTATAAATCCAAGTCAACCAATCACAACAAGTGATGAATTTTGGGTTGCAGTTGATATGGATTCAGGAAATGTGTATTTAGGAATATATGATGCAAGTGCAACGGCTATGGTTTGGATTGCCAATGATGCTGGTTTAGATGGTAACCCAGCAACTGGTGCTAATCCAACAGTAACATATAACACAACACAAATGCCAAGAGATAATGTTGTGTTTGCAGTTGCAAGTAAACAAACAAGTCAACATGTTTACTTACAAAGATCAACAGATGTTAGTGGTACAACACCAACTGGATATACATATTTTGAAAACGTAAAGGATTTAATCTAATGGGAACACCAACAATACCAAACGGCGAAGAACATTTCTTTCCTATAATCTATTCTGGAAATGGACAAGGCCAGAAGGTTGGTAATTTCGTACCTTTTACCGACAATGGCACGATAGATAATAGTTGTATGTTTAATCGTGGAGATAATCCAAAGTTATCAAGATTACCAAGTTCAAATGGAAATAGAAGAACATTAACATATAGTGTATGGATTAAAAGGGGTATCTTAGGCACAGAAAACCATTTTATATCTTGTTATGATGGTTCTTCAACTGATAATGAGTCAATGTGGGAAATGCAATTTTTAACAGATAATACAGTAAGTATTTCAAGATATTCAGATTATATTTTACAAACCACAAGGACATTTGAAGATACTTCAAAATGGTATCATTTTCTAATGGCGATAGATACAACTCAAGGAACAGCAAGTGATAGAGTAAAACTTTATGTTGATGGTGATGAAATTACTGCTTTTGATGTTGATAATAGAAGTAGTATTTCTCAAAATTTTGATACAGCTTTTAATAATACATCTGATACTTGTGTGATAGGTGCAAGAATTAATACTACAAATAGACATTGGTCTGGATATATGGCTGAAGTAAACCTTGTAGATGGCACAGCACTTGGACCAGATACCTTTGGTGTTACTGACACCTCAACTGGCAGATGGATACCTAAAACATTAACTGGTATTACTTATGGCACGAATGGATTTAGATTACAGTTTGGTACAGATTCAGCACTCGGAGACGACACCAGTGGAAATACGAATGATTTTACATCTAGTGGTTTAACAGCATCTGATCAACGAACTGACACACCTACAAATAATCTACCCACAATGAGACCATACAATCCTAGTTATAACACTACACAAGCACAGGGTAATTTACAATACACACCCACAGGAACTAATGCTGGTTATCCTATGTGTGCGACATTAAGACCGAATTCTGGTAA